CTAGGCCTCGGCCACCAGACGCCTGCACAACCGGTCCCGCTGCGCGGGCGGCGCATACAGCAGCGCCCGCGCAGCCGAGCTGACATCACCGTGCAAAACCGGACGCATGGCCGCCTCAATCCACCGTGATGCGTGAGGCCGGGCCCGCGCCATATGAGGCGGAAACCTGCGCGACTTCGATCTCGAACGGGGCCGTGACCCCATCATCGCCCTGCATCGCCGCGCCATAAAGCCAACCGGGCGCGCCCACCGTCACCTCGCGCAGAACGCTGCCATTCTTACACACCCGCAGCAGGTAGGATTCGCTCTCTTCGCCCAGCGGCACCTCGACGCCGCTCCAATCGTCCCCGTCGATCCGGGTCCGTCTGATCCAGTTGATCTGGGTTCCGCCCCCCTTCGGCACCGCGCTCAGATGCGCGGGCGAATAGGGCCGCAGCCCGTTGCCATCGAAGGCCTCGACCAGATGCCCATAGGACGGGTCGTCATACCCACGGCGCGCGGGCCCGATGCGGTAATTCTTGACCACCCTGCGCTCGGACCGGGTCAGGCGGGTCTGCACCACTCGGCGATCCAGCAGGACGAAGGTCGACCCCGCAGGCCAGACATCCGGCATCAGCGCGTCGCTTCCCAACTGCCCCCGCAACCGTCCGGACAGAGAGTGAGTCCCTTCGGCCACCAGATCGGCATCGCTGAACTGAAACAGCTCCCACCGCCCGCTGCTGCCATCCCCGATCGCGGCCAGGTTGGCCCCGTTCAGCACCGCGTCCCGGGCGCGCGATTCCAGTGCCCCGCTGATCAGCTTCACCCGCAGCCCGGCACCGTCATCCCACAGCCCCACCGAGGCCCGGGGCAAGGCGGTTTCGGTCATGCCGACGACCGCCCGGGCCGCGATAATCTCCTGCAGCGCGTAATTGTCGTCGCTGGGCGAGGAATAGACCGCCACGCTGCCCGGCCAGGGCTCGGCCGTGACCGCCAGATGTGGCGCATGCGGCACCTCGTCCCCGGTCATCAACGGCAGATCCATGAACAGCGGCAGCACCGGCAAAGGCGGCACGAAACTCCGGACACCAGGCAGATCCTCCTCGATCTCCGATGGCACATAGGAGTTCGGCTCGATCCGCACCGCGTCCACCAACTTCAGCTCGGCCTGCTCGACCCGGTCGATGCGATAGCGCACCTTGTCGTCACCATCTGCTGCAGGCAGATCCACGATATCGCCCGCGCCCAGCGCCATCATCGATGGCGGCAGCGCAAACCGAGCCGTTTCGCGCGAGACGCGCGCCTCGGTCAGCCACCGCTCAACGGTCTGGCGACCCTCCGAACGGGTCATCGACAGCGGCATTTCATTCGTGGCCACCGCATGGGTCGCGGTATCGGGCAACACCGCCTCTTCCGCCACCACATCGTGATCGGCATCCGATTGCACGAATTTCAAACGCACCCGCCCGGTCATCTCGGCCTCGGCTTCGCGCCGATGCTCCACCGTCCCGTCCACCTCGGAACTCCGGGCAAACTGATCCGCCTCCAGCTCCAGCGGCCGCACCCCGTCACGCATCCGGAACTTTAGCACGCCATCCCGCTCGATCGCATCGAACCCATGGCGCAGCATCAGCGGCTGCAGGGCCGAGCGTGCATCTGAGACATCCTCGATCAGATAACCGCGCACCACGCCCCACAGCTCGGAAACGTCAATGTCGGTCACACCCGAGCGGAGGCATATCTCGGTCACCACCGAAGCCAGGGTACGATTGCCCGCCCGCCCGTTCAGCCAGTGACCGCGCGCATAGTTGCTGCCATCGCTCCACAGCTCTTGGTGGTTCGGAAACACCGGAAACGGACGCGCATCCCAGGCCCAGACATAGGCGTTCGACAGATCGATCATCCGCCCGCCATATTCCGGCGACATCGGGTTGTTCTTGGACTGCCCCCAATATCCGAGCATCGCCCGCAGGTACTGGATCTGGATCAGATCGTCCCGCACGCCGCTGGAATGTTTCGGCAGCTTCGATTCCGAGGATTTCGGGTCCAGAAACTTGTTCGGCTGGTTGGTCCCCTTGTCGATGGCCGCACAGCCCAGCTCGGTGAACCAGATCGACTTCGACTTCGGCTCCCAGGCTGTCTGGTTCGCCTGCCGCACACCCCCGATCCGCTCGTGATGGGGCCTGGACCACCAGTTGCGCAGGTCCTTGTAGCGCCACACCCACGGCTCGTCATGCTCGCCATCGGTGATGGGTGTGCGGATCTGCGCTTGCTCCGCCTCAGGCGAGTGATAATACCAGTCGTACCCCTCGCCACCCTCGATATTGCCTTGCAGGTAATCGAGCTCATAGATCGAGCGCGTACCGGCCCTGGCATCCACATGCTCATCCCCGTCGCGCCAGTCCGAGAGCGGCATGTAATTGTCGATGCCAACGAAATCGACATTGTCATCGGCCCAGAGCGGATCGAGATGGAAATACCGATCACCACTGCCATCCTCAGGCAGATAGCCGAAATACTCTGACCAGTCGGCGGCATAACCAATCTTGGTGCCCGGCCCCAAGAGCGCACGCACCTCCGCCGCCAGTTGCCGCAACGCCTCTACCGCCGGAAAGCCTGCCGCGCCCCGGATCTGGGTCAGCCCGCGCATTTCCGAGCTGATGCAGAACGAAGACACGCCGCCGGCTGCCGCACAGAGGGCCGCATTGTGCAGGATGAACCGGCGCAGGCTCCACTCATCCGGCCCCGAATAGGTCACCACCCCGTCGCCCACGGCAAAATCCGACGCCGAGGCCGTGCCGAAAAACGCAGCCACCTGCGCATCCGCCTGCGCCGTCCCGTCCGGAGAACCCTCCCGCCCCGGCGCCGCGCTCAGCGTGATCCGACCCCGCCACGGCAGATGCGCCTGATCATCCGCATCGCTCCACGGGTCCGGCAGGCCATTGCCCTCAAGCTGATCCATCAGGATGAACGGATAGAACATCACCCGCTTGCCGCTGCCGTTCAGATGCCGGATCGCCTCGACCACCGCCGCATCCGCGGGCGTGCCGCCATAGATCGGCCGGTCGTCGATCCGTACGATCTCCTGCGCCGTGGCCCGGGTCAGCCCCGAGACCCGCCACGGCATGTTGTGCCCATCGATATTGGCGCGCTCGATCTTGGGCCGGATCTCACAGGACCCGCAGCGCAAGTCGCCCCCGAACCACGACACGATCAGCGAGGCCGCCTCGCATCCCGGCATCTCCGCCTCCAGCGCGTCCATAGAGGTCAGGAAATCGGTCTTGCCCGAGGGCGAGTTCGTGTTCGCCGCCCAGTAGCTGCCCGGCCCGTTGGTATAATTCACCTGCGTGGTCGCCAAGGAATACTCCCCGGTGCCCGGCATCAACGCCACGCCCTTGACGATCTTGCTCAGCCGGTCCCCGTAATCGGGCTGCCCCGGCTGCTCCTGCCGGACCACCTCGAACGAGAACTGCGGCACCCGGTTGCCATAAGGTTCAAGCGGAAGATCCTCGATCACCACATATGCGGTGCCCCGATAGGCGGGCACCTGCCCGGCACTTTCGACCGCCTCCATCAGCGGATCGGGCAGCTGGGTCTTCGTCCCGCGATAGACGCGCAGGTTCAGGTCGGCATGGGGGACTTCCTCGCCATCCGCCCAGATCCGGCTGATCCCGGCAATCTCGCCCGCACCGACCGCAATCGCCAGCGACACCGAGTAGCTGTGGCTGGTCGTCGTCACCTCGGGCTGCCGGGGCGCACCCTTGCCGCCACCGCCGCTGGTGGTGGTCTGCGTGCTCTCCAGAAACTCCGAGGCCCAGATCACCTGCCCGCCCACGCGCATCCGCCCGTAGACATCCGCAATCGGAGAGCCTTCGCCCGATTGCGTCAGCCGGAATCGGTCGACCTTGCCGGTCTCGACCGCCTCGCTGCCGCCGCCCAGCAGGCGCTGGTCGATCAGCCGCCCCAGCGTGGCCCCAACCGCCCGGCCGATCACGGCGGTCGAGAGCCCCGCCACCGTGCCGCCGATTGAGCCGCCAATCGCGGCCCCCGCCGCAGACAGAAGTATCGTCGCCATCAGAGCACCTCCAAGGGAAATTCGAACCGAGCGACCACCCGTTTCAGCCAGGGCTCGCTCAGGGGGCTTTCGAGAACGCCACGCCCCGAATAGGCATGCACGAAACTGGGGCGCGTGCCGGTTCCGGCCACGATCCCCACATGTTTGGCCACCGCGCCCGCCCGCATCCGGAAAAGCAGCACGTTGCCGGGCTCCAACCCGTCCCGGGGCGCCTCGCTCAGATGCCGCCGGGCCGCGGCCCACATCCGCTCTTCACCCTGCGGCTCGGACCAGTCCATGCTGTAGGCCGGCACCGCCTCGGGTTCGGCCCCATAGAGCTCCCGCCACACCCCGCGCAGAAGCCCCAGACAATCCGTCCCGGCCCCCCGAACCGAGGCCTGATGTCTATAAGGCGTGCCCAGCCAACCCCGCGCCGCCTGCACTACATCCATCCGCGCGCCCATCACCTGCGGCTCCCGCCGGTATTGGCGCCGGTCTTCTTGGGCACCGCCATCACCCAATCCTCATTGGGCAGGTCCGGAAACCCCTGAAAATTCACCAGATTGTTGAACTTCAGCCGACAGGTCCCCATCCGCTTGTCGCAGCCCGCCACCAACTGCACCCGGTCCCCGGCCTGCACCCCGCCGCGCACCGGTTCCCACAGCTCGATGACCCGAAATCCACCGTCAAAGGCATCCCGCTTGATCGACCCCCACAGGTCCTTCGCCGACCCGCTCACAACCGTCAGCCGCCCGCGCTGGAACCACCCGGGCTCGAACCCGGTCATATCCGGCCAGCGAAAGATCCTCGCATCATCCACATGCGCGAGGGCCAACTCGGTCGAATAGCCAGGCGTGGAGGTCTTGAACCCGCACTGCGCGTCCCCCAGCACCGCAGTACACGGCTTCTGATAGATTCGTCCCAGCGGACGGTTCAGCGCATCGGTCAGCCCCCGGATCTCGGCGTGAAACGCGCCACCCGCCCTGCGCAGCTCACCAATCGAGCCCCGAAACTGCAGCCACCGCTGATCCGGTCTCGCCCAGTTGACCAGCCAGGCCCGCACCTCGGCCCCGTCGAACCGGCCCGCCTCGATATCCTCGTCGCGCACGGCGGCATCCGACAGAACCCCCATCGCCTCGCTGTTGTCGATCGACAAACCCGTCGCCTGCTCGACTGCCATCGCGGTTAGGCCGGTATCGGCCTTGAAGGTCATGCCCTCAAAGGACAACGCGCAATCGTGATCGGTAAAGCCGTACTCCACCCCATCCGCGCGGGTGATCGCCCAGCAGCGGCACAGCGTCGTCAGACCGCTCTCAACATGGGCGCGAAACGCATCGCTCATCCCCGCCATCAGATCCGCACCTCCACCACCGGCACGTTGGGCACATCACCGGCCTGAAAGCTGGCGACGCTGGTCTGAATTCGGTCGGTGTCGAACCGCACCGGCACGTCGAACTCGAATCCGGCGGTGATCTGCACACTCTCGGCAGGCGGTGTGGCAAATGTGACAAGGCCCGAGGTCAGATCGACCTCGAAATCCATCGCCTCCCTCATCTCATCCTGCTCGATGCCGATCCGCACGGTGCCCTGCACCGGCTTGACGATGGGCCGCGCATAGCTGAACTCGCCCGACCGATAGGTCTTGACCAGCGGAAAGACGGTCTTCATCCCGTCCCCCTGCGCAATCACCTGATCGCCGAAGGCAACATCGCCCGAGGCCAACCCGGATTTGAAATCCGACCAATCCTTCCAACGAAACCCGTACATCTGCCCCTGCCGCGCCTCGAAGAACGCAATCAGCGTCTCGATATCGTCCAGCGACCGCATGCCGAGCCCCGCATCATAGCGCCGCCGCGAATGCGCCCAGGGCGTGTTGCGCTCCTCAAAGCCATTGGCCAGCGTCACCACATCCGTGCGCCGCTCCGGACCGCCGACCGAGCCAAAGCTCAGATTGGCCGGAAATCTCACCTCGTGAAAATTCATGTCAGTCTTCCCCGATCAGCGATTGCGGTTGCCACGGCCCAGCACACGGCTCATCTGCGCCGCGATCTGCCCCTGGCTGCGGCGGAACCCCTGCACATCGGGGGTCGAAATGTTCATCACCACGCTCACAGGCCGCCCGCCACCGGAATTTCGCACCCCCAGCTTGCCATCCGCCCCGCGCGCCAGCGGCATTATCGCCTCGGGTCCCGCCTCACCCATCAAGCCCATACCGCCACGCATCGGAAAGGTGGTCGGGCCGCTGACAACACCGCCATTGGCAAAAGGCATCACGCGGCCCTGCGCGAAGCTGCCGCCATCGGCAAAGGGCAGCAGCCCGCCAACCAGATTACCGACACCCTTGGCCAGCATCCCGCCGAAATGATCCGTCACCGGCTTGATTGCCGCCGAATAAGTGGTCTGGATCATCGACCGCGCCACCGTTTCCAGCGCATCCGACAGTTTCATCCCGTCGAACACCACCCCGTCAAAGGCGCGCCGCAATCCCTTGGAAAGCCCCCGTTCCAGCGTCGCGACATCCTTGCCGGTCTCGGCAAAGGCCGAGCGCACCCGGCGCAGCTCGGCGTCGAACCCGGCGGCCATGGTCGCCGCATCGCCCAGAGTTTCCCCCAGCGTCTCGCCGGTGTCCTGAAGGTCGTCAAACCCCTCACGATCCGTCATCACTCTCTCCTCGTGTCTTGTCCGGATAGGCCGCCAGCAGGGCATCCAGCCCGGCCCGGTTCAGCGCGGGGTGCCCGGCGCCCTGCCCCAGCATCAGCCGCAGCTCGGCAGGCGTCAGACGCCAGAACTGCTCCGGCGTCAGCCGCAGCCCCACTAGCCCGGCCCGCATGAGCGCAGGCCAGTCGAACCCGCTCATGCCTCACCCGGCACCATGAAGGCCCGCGCCAGCAACTCCGCCGCCGCCCGCGCCGCCGCCATCGGCCCGCCCGCGATCTCGGCGCGCAGCAGATCGGCCCGCGCCACATCGGCGCCGCCGCCCCGCAGCCCGGCCACGACCAGCGCCAGCACATCCCGGCTGGAATACCCCCCCGCCTCGAACCGCTGCACCAGCTCGACCAGAGACCCCGTTTCCAGTTCCTGCTCCAACTCGGCCAATGCGCCCAAGGTCAGCTTGAGCACCCGCCGCTCCCCGTCGATGGTCAGCGCCACCTCGCCCGTCCACGGATTGGCCATGGCGGTTTACAGCGCGGTAAAGCTCAGCGCCCCGGCGCTGGCCATGCTCATCTCATAGGTCGCCTCGCCATTGTGCGAGCCCGCATACTCGATGCCGGTCACCTGAAACGGCCCCTCGACAATGCCGAAATCTGGGATGATCACCTGGAACGCAGGCGTCTCGCCATCAAAGAACAACTGCCGTGCGCGCTCATCGGTGCCGGCGTCCTTGAACACGCCCGAGCCCGAGATCGAGGCCGACTTGACCCCCGCCCCCGACAGCAGTTCGCGCCAGCCGCCCTGGCTCTCCAGGCTGGTCACATCCACACTTTCCGCGTTGAAACTCACCCGCGTGGCCCGCAGCCCCGCGATGGTCTCGAACAGACCCGTACCATTCATGTCCACTTTGACCAGCAGGTCCTTACCGTTCTGGGCACCCATATGCTCTCTCCAAAGATTGGTTGCTTAGTCGTCTTCCACGCGGGCGCGGAATCTCAGATCGATCTGGCGGATCGCGCCGCCGGTTCCGGTACGCCGGGCCGAAGCCCGCTCGAACCACAGCCCCACAACCCGCCCCCGGGCCAGCGTCAGCGGCGCCGCCTCCAGCGCGTCACACACGGCGCCCGCCAGCGTCTTGGCGGCGCCAAACCCGGCCGCCTCGGACACCACCGAGACCGTGAAGCGATGCACCGCCCCGGCGCCAGTCCCGTCGGAGGCCTCGCGCACCTCCTCGGGCCCAAGCGTCACATAGGTCTGCGGCACAGAACCCGACGGCACCGCGTCGTAAATCGCCCCATCAGCCAGTGCACTGACCTCCGCATCCGCAACAAGCTGCTGATACACCGACGCCTGCAGCGCGGCTGATACGCCATAACTCATGCCGCCACCTCCTCATCCGCGAAACAGGTCAGGTACTGGCCCGCCGGATCGCGCTCGGCCACCGCCCGGATCACGAAGCGGCGCGCACCATCGCGAAACCGCTGATCCGGCGCCGGGCGCATGCTCGACCCTTCCGGAGCCCCCCGCACGACGATGCGATAGCTCACCCGCGACACCGGCACCCCGGCAATCGATCTCTCAGACCCGCTGCGCGCACTCACCTCGGCCCAGAGCGTGCCCAGCACCGCCCAACTCTCGGTGTACCCCCCCGCGCCATCGGCACTGCGCACCGGTGCCTCCAGCACCAGACGCCGGTTCAGATGCGGCGCCTTCATTGCACTACCCCGGCACCAAACCGCACCATCCGATAACGCTGGATCAGACTGGTGACCCCAAAGGGCATGCAGCCATCGCCCAAGGCGGTCTCGTTACGATATTCGTAGTAATGCGCCGCCAGCAGCAGCACCGCCTGGCCCAGATCGGCCGGCAACCCGCCCCAATCCGCCGCCATCCCGGCGGTAAAGGCGATCTTCACCGACCCACCGGTCCCAACCGCAGGCAGCAACGCGCCTGCCGGACGCAAACGCGGCCGCTGGCTGTCGGGTTCCAACCGGTACGAACCAACCTCAACCACCGCTTCGACGCCCTCGGCATCCGCCAGCGTCACCGCGTCGACCCCGGTCACCGGCGCCACCGGCAGCACCTCGCCCCCGCGATCGCGCCAGCCGTTCAGGCTCCAGGAAAATTCCCGCGCGATCAGCACCTTGCCCGTCCGCGCCTCGATCGCCGCAATCGCCGCCCGCAGAAAGCTCTTCAGCACCTCGTCCTGCACATTGTCCTCGGCAAACCCGGTGCCCAGCCGCAAATGCGCCTTGAACTGGTCCACCGGCAGCGCGGCATCCGGAACCGAGGTCTCTTCGATCAACATCATCAATTCACTCCGCAAGCTCGAACCCCTCCGGGGGCCCTCATCTTCAGGAAAAGCGGGCACGTGCCGCCCCACGTTGCTCGGACGGAGGGGAGCAGCTAGACAACGCAGGGGATCTCACCCCGGCCCGCGCCCGCCACCCGGGGCGGGTCACCCCGCCCCGGCTCCGGCGCGCGCTCAGGCGGCGCCGAATTTCACCAGCTTGATCGCGGCAAAGTCGCTCACATCGCCGCCCACACGCTTGGTGGCGTAAAACAGCACATGCGGCTTGGCGCTGAACGGATCGCGCAGCACGCGCAGATCGGGACGCTCGGCGATGGTGTAACCGGCAGAAAAATCGCCGAAAGCAATCGAGAAACTGTCCGATCCTGCATCCGGCATATCTTCAGCGATCAGCACCGGATAACCCATCAGGCGAGCAGGCTCACCGGCGGCCAGACCGTCCGACCACAGAAAGCGACCATCGCTGTCCTTCAGCTTGCGGATCACACCGGCGGTTTTCGAGTTCATCACGAAGGTGCCGTTGACGCGGTACTGCGCGCCCAGCGCATAAACCACATCGACAATCGCATCCGCATCGACGCCACCGTCGATACCGGTCGGCACATAACCGATATTGCCCCAGGTCCAGACATCGTTGTCGACCTTGGCATGATCCAGAATGCCCTTGGGCTTGTCGGCCCCGTCGCCCGAGATAAATGCCGCCGCCTCGGCGCGGGCGAACTTGTCGGCGATACGACCGGCCAGCCAGCCCTCGACATCGAACGCACTGTCATCCAGCAGGCGTTGGGATGCCTTGGGCAGCGCGCTCAGTTCGTGCAGCGCAATCGAAATCCGGTCTATGGACGGCGTCGCCGTCTCGGTCGCCGCCGAATTCTCATCCGCCCAGCCCGCGCCCACATCGGTGTGGTCGATCAGCACATCGAACGAGTTCGCCTCGACATTCACCACCGACGCAATCGAGCGGATCGAGGCGGTGGATTTCAGCACCGACTTGATTATCTCGGCAGTCTGCGGATCGACCAGATAGCCACCATCGCTGTTGACCGCGCTCGACAGCGACTTGGCCTCCATCTCCAGCCCGCGCAAGCCATCGTCGTCGCCCGAACGCACATAGGCGTCAAAGGCTTTCTGATGCGGCGCGCCCTCGTCGGTAAAGGCCGCCAGGTGCGGACGCGCCGCGATGGTTGATTTACGATCCAGCATGGTCAGTCGCTCTTCTGTCTGTTGCAGTTTGGTTTGAACTTCAGCCTTCAGGCCCTTGAACTCATTCACGAAGCCAGTCATCGCCTGCTTCACCTCCTGAGCCAGGGGCACACCCTCTCCGGCCAAGGCCGGCACTTCGGTCTTGCTCATCAGCACTTCCTTCTTGGGGGTGAGTTTTCGGCGCGCTAGTTTCGCGCCAGCTCCCGCCGGGCGTCTCTGAACACCCCGGCAATCTCGCGCCAGATGTCCCCGGCCTCGGGGGTTGCCCCCTTGGCCGCCACCCGCGCACTGGGCAGCATCGGAAAGGTCACCAGCGACACCTCCCACAGCTCCAGTTCCGTCAAGAGCCGCTGGCCCTTCTCGTTCTTCACGGCGCGCCTGGTGCGATAGCCGATCGACAGCCCGTCAATCGCACCCGCCTTGATCAGCGCCGCCGCCTCGCGCCCGGTCTGGGTGCTCTCCAGCAGCCGCCCCTTGACCCACAGGCCGGTCTCGTCCTCGCGCACCTCGTCCCAGACGCCGATGGGCTGCGCCGGATCGTGCTGCCACAGCATCTTGACCCGCTGACCGGCGGCCTCCAGCCCCTTGAGCGAGGCGCGATACGCGCCCTTCTGCACATTGTCGCCGCCCTGATCGGTCTGGCCGAACAGGCTCGCATAGCCCTCGATCACCGCATCGTCCGTCACCGTCAGCCCGTCGCCGAACCGCGCGAACTTGTGTTCAAGCCCGGTGTCCATCTCCATGAAACACTCCTTGTAACCCTTTGAAATTCTAAGGTGTTGCAACCAAGACCGATTGGAACGCCTGCGCCAGGATCACCGCCACAACCCCGTAGACCGTCAGCCACAACCGCTTTTCCAGCCGCTCCATCATCTCTTCGATCTGATCCAGCCTGCGGCACAGATGCTCATGCTGGATCGCGGCCACCCGCTCATGCGCGGCCAGTTGCAACCCCGGAGCACACTCGAACGGCGGATATCCCGGCCCCTCAGCCATGCGCCTCGTCCGACAGCACCGGCAGCCCCAGCAGCGCCCGCTTCTCGGCATCGGTCAGGAAATCGGCATTCGTCACCCGCGCCCACTGCGCATCCCGCTCGGCGGACAAGGCGGGCACCTGATCCAGATCCGGCTTCAGCGCCAGCTCCTCTCCGGTGAACCCCGACAACCAGTCCGACAGCGCCGCCGCCACCCGCGTCACCAGGGGCAGCACCGTCAGGCGATAGAACGCCCGGTTGGCCTCCTGATAGTTCGAATAGGTCGCATCCCCCTGAATTCCCAGCAACATCGGCGGGACCCCAAAGGCCAGCGCGATCTCGCGGGCGGCGGCTTCCTTGGTCTTCTGAAACTCCATGTCCGAGGGCGAGAACCCCATCGGTTTCCAATCGAGCCCCCCCTCCAGCACCATCGGACGCCCCGCATTGCGCGCACCCCGATAGTTGGCCTCGATCTCGTCACTCAGACGCCGGAACTGATCCTCAGCCATCACGCCCTGCCCGTCGCCACCGTTCCAGACCAGCGCACCGGACGGCCGCGCCGCATTGTCCAAAAGCGATTTCGACCAGCGCGAGGCGCTGTTATGCACATCCACCGCCATCGCCGCCGCCTGCATCGGCGAGAACCCGTAATGATCATCCTGCGGATGAAACGACTTGATGTGACAGATCGCCGAGGCGTCAAAGCGGTGCTTTTTCGCCCCCACCGTATAATCATACCCCACCGGCCAACCATCGGCACCGGGCACCACACTCATCCGGTCCGAGCGCAGCACATGCAGCTCAACCGGCAGACCCTCTTCCGCCTGCACCGCCTCGACATAGGCATTGCCCGACAGCAGCAGCTGCCCGAACAGCGCCTCCAGCAGCTCCGCCTTGCCCTGCACCGCATTGGGCCGCCGCATCAGCGCCAGCAAGGGATGCACGTCATAGCGCTGCTCCCGGTCCTGCAGCACCAGCGGCAGCGCCGCCGCCGCCTCGGCGATCAGCTTGACCGAGCGGAACCCCACCGGGTTGCCCGAAAACCCCGTCCGCGTCAGCGACACGGTATCGCGCGGGCTCCACGCCACCCGGCCCGCATTGTGCCAGGCCACCACCGGCCCGGCAGCGCTCGCCTTGGCTTCCGGCGCCTCGCCAGCCGATCCACGACGCAAGAAATCGAATACCATATGTGATGCTCCTGTCTGCCCGCCGCGATGCCCGGCCTTTCGTTGCCAAGGGTTATCCCGCAGATAGGTTGAAGCCTTCGAAACCAACCGTGCGCCCCACCGGCAACACAGGCACCAAACAGGGGCGTGACAAAGATGAGCTGTCACTGATCAGGCCCGAACTGTCGTGTTCGGACGTTACTTTCCGTTGCCACTGTTTAGGGTCAAATGAGTTGGCAAAGCACCACCCGTTGGAGTGTTCCATTAGGAAGGGCCGAGGCGTTGTGAGCCAGAGATGCCAATAGATGCCGACGGACAATCGGCATCGAACCTTGCTCAGATAATCAGCCGACCAAAGGAGCCCTTAATCCAAAGGCTTCTCAAACGTGGCCCTGGCGAAATCTCCGGCCTCGGGGCCGTCGCGATGGGTCTCGACCCACCCGTTGCGCAGGTAGAACCCGATGGCCTGCGCGTTGCCGACAAAGGTCTGCAGTTGCCCCCGGTCATGGCCTGCCGCGCGCATCTGTGCCTCGACCCAGTTCAGGATCGCGGTGCCGACGCCACTGCGGTGCAGGCTGATCTCCACCATCATCAGATGCAGAAACCCCTCCCAGAAGATCGCAAAACCGACGATCCGGTCTTCGGCGCGGGCTACATAAAGGTTCGAGAGGTGATCCGAGATCTCGTCATCCGTCTGCCCGCTTTCGATCAGCACAGCCACCGTTTCTTCGCCCAGAAACACCGAGGCGGTCCGGCGCAGCGTCTCGCGCGCGATAACCTGAACCGGAGCAATATCCTCAGGCGTTGCGCGCGATATGACGAGGTCATCCAT